AAGATTATTGAAAACGATACAGAAGATAAGGATAGTTGATATACATACGACTAGGGTAGCTCCTGAAAAGACAGATTCTTCACCTGTCCTGTCGTTTTGTTTTCGTGAAGTTTTGTTTGAAGGACAAATGTGGAAAAGTATAAAAAGTTAACTAAAAAGAGCAACCACTTCACAAGTTTAATAGAAACTTGGAAAGATATAAAAGGTTATGAAAACTATTATCAGGTAAGCTCTTTTGGTAGAGTACGTTCTGTTGATAGGTTTGTTGAAGGTAAACCTGGGGTGACTAGACTCAGAAAATCTCAAATAATTTCTCTAAAGAAGTCAAACACAGGTTATTTTTCTGTAGGACTTTGTAAAGATAAAATAAAGAAGTATTTTACTGTACACAGACTCGTTGCTGAGGCATTTATTAGTAACGAAAAAGAAAAGTTAACAGTAAATCACATTGACGGGGTAAAAGATAATAATAACGTATCTAATTTAGAGTGGGCTACTCATTCTGAACAAATGTCCCATGCTCTAAAGAAAAATCTCATCAATGTAAGAGGTAACGAAATATATTCACCTTCTTTCAAGTTTAGGGTAAAAGATTTCTATGAAAGAAATTCTTGCTCACTTCTTGAACTGGCAAGAGTGTTTAACATCAGCCCGCGTTCTGCTGGCAGGTTTGTGAAGTTTGAGAAAAGACTTAATACTAAAATCTCAGATGAGGATGTATTAAAAATTAAAAAAATGAGAGAAGACAACTGTACACTTAAACAAATATCCGAGACTATTGGTTGCGGAATTTCTCAAGTACACAGGATAGTAAAAGGTCTTTCTCGTAACTTAGAGTATGAGAGGGAATAAATGAATGAAGAACAGTTTGTACTAGCCCCTGCAAGTGTACCGCAGCAGCAGTTTCTGGCTAGTAACAGTACGATAACACTTTATAGCGGTAGTGCTAAACGATAATCTGGCACTTAACCTGTTTAATTCGGTGAAACCCTAACGTAAAGTCGAGGGCAATACCGAGCGAAGCCTAGAAATAGGAACGTGTAGAGACTACCGAGGGCACCCACTTGGGGAAGCTAGTAGGGTAGGCTGCAAGTGCAGTCGAAACAGCAGGGTATCGAAAGATACAAGATATAGTCCGACACTCAAGGAAACTTGAGGTACAGTAACGATGTACATAACAGTATGGGAGCAGGCAAGACGTTCGCAATTATCTTAAACTTAGTCAAATTTGCAATAGAAGAAAACTCAACTATTGTAGTGTTTCGTAGAACATCCACGCAGTTAAGACAAAACGGTGGTATCTGGCAAGAAGCATCAGGTATATTTAAAAGATTGTTTGGAAAGCAAGTAGTCATAAGAAGTAGAGATTTAGAAATATATCTACCTAAGTATAATTCGACAATTAAATTCTCTCACCTACAGTACGATTCTGACGTAAACAGCCACTTAGGTGCACAATACTCCGTTAACTAATAGCGGCTTTAGATGGTAACATCTACCGAATAACCTCTCTAATTCATGGAAAAGCTAGAACAGTCAACCATGAGCGAAGCCTAGAAATAGGAACGTGCAACGACTACGTGTGTAGGGTCAAGTGACTCGAAACGGGAGGGTTCCTTAGTGGAATGTGATATAGTCTCAACTGTATAGGGATATACAGCAGCGAAAGCGGTTACTGATTAACGACCAGTAATGAAGATATTGTATTTTCTTTGACGAAGCAACATTGTTTGACTTCAATACTCAGATATTACCATTGATGGGGCGTTTACGCAATGCAAACGTAAAGTATAGACCACAGATGTTTTGGGCAACTAACCCAATGTACGGTCATCCTATTGCAGATATGATTAAAGAATACTATTTAGATGACGAGGGTATTCATATTGCTGAAAGGTCAAACGTAGAAAGATTCTTTATCGTGCAAGACGGTAAATTTATCTGGTATGAAACTTTAGCAGAAGCAGAAAGTATACACGGTAAAGGTGTACCACGTAGCTTTAGAAGTATTAGGGCACATGTAACGGAAAATATACCGTTAATGAAAAACAACCCTGACTACTACTACAACTTACTAGCATTACCACCTATCAAGAGAAAGATATTCTTAGAAGGTTCTTGGTTTTGTAGAGAAGAAGAAGCAGGTTATTTTAAACGTGATTTTTGTAACGTAATAGATACACCTCCGCTTTCAGTAATAAAAAGAGTAAGAGCATGGGATTTAAGTGCTACCAAACCATCTACAGCTAACCCTAATCCTGACTGGACTAGAGGTGTACTGATGAGTAAGGACAAGCAAGGTATGTATACCGTAGAGGATTTAGCTAGTCTAAGAGACAGACCTTATGAGGTAGAGAAACTTATCTTAGAAACTGCTTTAACAGACCCGGAAGGTACTGTTGTAGTCTTACCAGTTGACCCCGGACAAGCAGGTATTGCTTACGCAAACGTGGTTAAAGTAAAACTAGCAGAAGCTGGTATTTACTGCAAATTAGTTAAAGTAAATAAGTCTAAACTGATTAGGTTTAAACCTTTTGCTGCATTAGCAGAAGCAGGCCATGTTCAGTTTGTAGAGGATAATTGGTTAGAAGAAATGTTTGTTGAACTAGAAAGTTTCAACGGCGATAAGAATGACGGTTATCACGATGATATTGTTGATGCTTGTTCTGATGCCGTACTTGTCCTTAACCAAGGAGCAAGAGAAATACCAGACATGAATATGCCAGAGTTATCGGGTACAGTAGCATCTTCTTTTAGTTTCGATAATCTAAAACCTTACAGCCAGCAAAACATGGTAATTCCAACATTTAATTTTTAGATAAGGAGCCTTATGGCTACAAGAAAAGTAAAACAAGAAGTCATTAAGGCTGAATCTTTTGATAAATTAGACAGATTCAAAGTAGGAGAGATGGGTAACATTGGACTAAGAATGTTCAATGGTGTTTCTGTTGATGAATTGAAAACAGAATTAAACTTTCCTAATAATATCAAAGTATTTAAGGAGATGAGTTATCATAGTGCAGTTAATGCACCTCTTACTTTGTTTGAGAACATTATTAGTAAAGCAGAATGGGTGTTTAATCCACCTGAAAACGCTACAGAAGAAGAAAAAGAACAGTGCAAAATAGTAAATACTATGATGCGTGATATGGATACTTCTTGGGATGAATTCATAAGAGAAGTATTGTCAATGAACTTGTTTGGTTTTTCTGTGCATGAAGTCGTAGGAAGAACCCGTAAGAAGTCTCTAGGTAGTAAATATGACGATGGTTATATTGGTTGGAAGAAACTACCAATCCGTTCACAAGAAACGATAGAGAAATTCTTATTTTCCGATGATGGTAATGAAATCGTAGGTGTACGTCAAAACACTTCTTTAGTAAAAGATGTATACGGTAGATTCTCACCCGGTAGTAAGTTAATGAGGAATATACCTAAGAAAAAACTCTTGTTGTTTAAGATAGGTAGACATCGTGGTGATCCTTTTGGTAAATCTCCTTTACGGGATGCTTATTTATCATGGCGTTTCCTTACTGCATTGGAAGAACTAGAAGCTACAGGTGTAGCAAAAGACTTAGTTGGTTTTCCTGTATTGTATATACCACCTGAGCTACTTTCAGAATCTGCTACACCACAACAAAAAGCGTTAAGAGCTTATTTTGAGAATGGTATGCGTAATCTACAAGCAGGTTCACAGTCTTGTATGATTATACCTCAGATAATTGACCCTGAAACAAGACTACCTTCATTTAAGCTGGACTTACTTAGTGTAGATGGTAAAAAAGGTTACGATATTGTAAAGATTAAAGAATACTATAAGAATCTAATCTTTACAAGTATGTTTGCAGATATTCTACAAATGGGTCAAGGTAGCACAGGTTCCTTTGCACTTGGTTCTATTAAGAACAGTTTATCAGGTGCTTATGCTGAACGTATTGCTAAGTCTATTTGTGAAGTGTTGAATGAACAACTAGCAAGATTAACTTACGAACTGAACGGGTGGGATACCTCACGCATGGGTTCGTTTGATTTTGATAATTTGCAAGATTCTGATTTAGATAGTTTCAGTTCTGCTGTTCAACGCATGGGTGCTGTTGGTTATTTACCTCAGACGCCAGAAGTATTTAATAAAGTATTAGACAGTATTGGTGTAGATAGTATGCCAGAAGATACTGACTTCTTCTCATTGTTACCAGAGAAAACATCGCGTAGCGGTGACGGTATGCAATCAGGACTAGGTTCTGGTACTGGTGATGCAGTTACTTCTAACGATAGTTCAGTTTCTAATGTATCTAACGCTCCTTAATAACTATAAGAAAGAAATATTATGTATGATCCTACATGGCCTGCTTCGGGCCTATTAACAATTACACCTAGTGACACTACTGTGTTTACACAGGAAGTAAGACAACTATATGTTGGTACAGCAGGTGACGTTTCTGTTACTACAAGTAATGGTGATGTTGCTGTTTTTACTAACGTATCTAACGGACAAATCTTAGGACCTTTCTTTATTCGTAAAGTAAATGCAGCTACTACAGCAAGTGATATTATAGGATTCTATTCGTGAAAATAGGCTTTTTTCTATCCGTAGCGGATATTGATTCTTTGATTAAAATAAAAACTGCGGTAGTAGAAGTCTTTAGAAATTTACTCTGTGAAAACGGGGATGAGATTACTACAGAAGCAGGTGACGATTTGGAGTATTGATGGCTAAAAAGAAAATATCTCAATTAACTACATTACCTAACCCTGTAGCAGATACCGATGTTATTCCTATCGTATCTGGTGGTACTACTTATAAAGTACCGGTCTCAGAATTACCTACAGGCACTGATGGTAAAAGTGCATATCAAGTAGCGGTAGATAACGGGTTTGTTGGTAATGCTTTAGCATGGTTAGAGAGTCTAAAAGGTTCAGATGGTGTTGATGGTAGTGACGGTGCAGATGGTTCTAACGGAACTAACGGTACTGATTTCAACTACAGCACTGTAGAGTTTTCAACAGATATTGATTTATCTGCTCCTAAAGTAATGGAAGCTGTCACTGTATCTAGTGCCCTTACTTTTACCCTAATAGGTACTCCACAACCGTTTAAACCTACATATGTAAGAATGACAGCAGACGGTGTTAACACACCAGATTTTAGTGAATTTGCTGAATGGGGAAGTTCTCTAGGTTGGAATAATACAGAAGGTGTTTTGAACAATGTAACCTTCTTTCACGATGGT